TTCACGTACACCGGCGAAACATCGGTGCCGGTGTTGATGGTGGCCTCGGTGGACACTGCAAAATCGACCTGACCGTCATCAGCCAGCAGGATCTCGCTCGCCACCACCAGCACGATCTTGTCGGCTACGCTGGGGGCGTCGGTGATCTCCACGGGAATGCCCATCAGGTTGCCCTGCCCTTGCAGGCTCAGGCCAGCAAAGTACGGGTTGCCAAGGGCGTCGCGCTTGACGCTGATCTGGGCCGCACGGGTCGGACTCATGACCCAGCGGGCCGAGGACAGCGGCAGGCCGGCAGCGGTCAGGGTGGACACTGCGCTGAGCAGGTCGGCCTCGATCTTGTCCGGGGCGGTGCCGGTGTTGGTGATGGCCGTCACGCCGTTCAGGATGCCGGCCGGGCTGTCAGTGGACTCGGCCTTGTTCTTGTCGAAGAACTGGTCGTCGAGGAACTCGGCAGTGCTGGCGATCAGGTCGTCACGCACCAGCGCATCGGCCTTGGGGTTGCTGAACCGCAGCAGCTCGTCAGACATCAGGACGATGCCCGCCACTTTGCTGAACGTCAGGGTCAGGCTGCCGAATTCCGGGTTGGTCACCGGCTTTTTCTGGCCCTCACCGACCCATTGCACGCTGCCACTGGCGGTCTGGCTGGGCATCTTGACGTTGAAGGGCACCGAGCGCAGCGGCAGGCGGTCCACCACGGTCTTTTTGCGCAGCAGCTCGATAAACTCCCCGGTCAGGGTGTTCAGCTCCACCAGTGGGGCGGCAAACGTGCTGTTGGTGGTGGTGCCGATGGTGGCTTTTTGCACCAGCGCCTTCTGCACGTGTTCCGGTGCACCCCAGGCCCGCAGCACGTCGGTTGCGGTGGTGGCCCCTTTGCTCAGGCCCGCCACGGCGGTGGCTTTGACGATCAGCGCGTAGCCGATGCCGGGGGCCATCTGCGGCTCGACAGTGACGTGCGGCGCGGCTTTGTTCGCACCCTCGGCCTCGGTCTGGCCCTTGACGGGGGTGGCGGCGTTGCCAGCGTCCGCAGCGGCGATCAGGCGCTCCAGGCGGGCTTCGTTGACCTCCAGCTGGGTCACCTGGTCCTCCAGGGCCTTGATGGCCTTTTCCTGCTCATCGTTGGGGGTGTGGCCCTTGGTGATGGCATCGGACAGCGCCTTGGCGATTTGCTCCTGCAGCGCCTTTTTGGTGGCACGCAGTTTTTCCAGTTGCTCTTTGAGAGTCATAGCAGTGTTACTCCGCCCTGCTCAGCAGGGTCATCAATGAGTGATACAGGGGTGATTCCGCTCGTCACGTCGCTGACAGGTGCGGCAGTTGCCGGGTCCGCAGCGGCTTGTGGTTCAGCGCCCGACGCGGCGCTGTGTTCCTCTGCTGCAGTTTTGGCAATTCGTTTGATGCTGGTGATTGAGGCGTCCGCATTGGCCGGCACGGTCACGGCGGACAGCTCGAACCACTCCCAGGACCGGAAGATCAGGCCCCAGCGGTCGCTGTTTGGGTTTGGCTCCACCTGCAGGCCCCGGAAACCGATCGACAGGCCCTTGACCAGTCCGGATTTGATCGACTGCCAGGCTTCGTTCAGGCGGTCCTGTAATGGGCCAGGCTCGTCAATGCTGGCCAGCTTGGCGGTGATCTCAATCCCGGATTCGCTGACGGCGGCGGCAGTGACCTCGCCAATGGGCTGGCTGTGGTCGTGTTGCCACAGCAGCGGAATCGGCAGGGCGAATTTGACGCCGGTGGGCACCACCACGTCGTCTGCACGGTCCGGGCTGGGGGTCGATGCAATGCCGGTGATGATGCGCTCGTCCTCACTGACGGATTTCACCGTCAGCTGGCTGTATGCCTTTTTCATCGCAGCTCCAAAAAACAAAACCCGCCATGCGGCGGGCTATACGAAAAATACTGAGGGCCCGTCGCTCGGTGCGTCTGGATTCTCACTCATCAGGGCCACCGCGTTGAACGTGGCCACCAGCGGGTCGATCTTGGCTTTGCCAGATTCCTGTTTACTGACCATCAGGCCGTTGCCTCGCATGACGATGCGGGCATTGCCTGCGCACCATGTCATCAGGGCCTGCCCCGCGTGGTGTAGCTCGCCACCGGCCAGCTTGCGCTCGGCGGTCTGCATGTAGCCCGCCAGTTTGTAGCCCTGCGACACGCCGATGATCTTGTCCTGGGGCACCCCGGCTTCCTGCATGCTGTCGATCAGGCTACCAATCCCCAGCGGATCCAGGCCCACCCGGTCCAGCTTTCCAGCCTGCGCAATGCGGGCCACGATGGCAGCAAATTCGGCGGTGTCGTCACCGATCCGGCTGACAATGGATATTTCCCCGGCGGCCTCCATATCGCGCAGGCGCTGCGCCTCGGATTTGCGCCGCTCCAGTGCAATCTGGTGGCACCAGGCGCGGTTCCACAGCAGCCACTGGCGGGTGCCAGCGATGCGCCCCAGCACGGCCATGCCCAGCAGGTCATCCAGCCCGCCGCCATCGGCCCCGACGGTGATGATGTCGCACCGGCTGATCAGATCGTCCAGCGTTAACGGCTGCGCGGCCTGCAGCCAGAATTCGGCACCGGCCCAGCGGTTTGCGCGTAGGCTCATGCCGATTTCGACGTTCAGGTGCTTGGCAAGAAAGTCCCGGAGGACCTCCTCCCCGGCGTCCTTGGCCTGCTCAAACTGGTTCAGCAGGTAGGATTCACTGACCGACGCGCCCAGATTCGGGTTTGTGATGCGCCAGTTTTCCGGTTTCAGGTGCTCCTCGGCGTCCAGCAGGGTGCGCGGAAATTCGTAGATCAGCGGCAAAAACTCGCGGTTGGTTTTTTTGCCGTCGCGCACGTCGCGCGCGTAGTCCAGTTTCTGTTTGAACACCCCGACCGGCACTTCGTCCGACTGGGTGGTCAGGTAGATCACAAAACCCTCGGGCCGACTGGCCAGGCCACCCATGGCCTCGCGCAGCATCGACACCGCGTTGTTGCGCTTGCCGAAGATCCACAGCTCATCCACCAGGATGTAGCTGGCCTTGATGCCTGCGGCGGCTTCGGATTCAGCTGCCACCACCTTGAGCGTTGCCCCGGTGCCAAGATGGCGGATGGTCCGGGTGTGCTCAGACACGTTCATCAGCGCCGCCAGCTCTGGATCGGCTTTGATCATGTCGCGTGCCGGGGCAAAACTGTTGTCGGCGACCTCTTTGGTCGGGGCCAGAATGATCAGCTCCGCCGACGACCGATCATTCAGGATCAGGGCGGTCATCATGATCCCGGCAGCGATGGTCGATTTGGTGTTTTTCTTGCTGATCAGCAGAAAAAACTCCTTGATCCGTCGCTCACGGGCCTGGGGGTCATAGCTGCCAAAAATGGCCGCCACAAAATCCAGTACCCACTGGCGCGTCACCTCCCCGAATGTCGGCTTGCCGATGACATCGACCAGGATCAGCTCCCGAAAAACCCGCAGCGCCGCATCAGCCACTGATGGGTACAGCGGCCGACAGGGCATCAGGCTGTCGCCCTGTACGATGCGCCGCTCCCAGTCGGGGCAGGCGGTGGTCCAGTCCATCAGCTAGGGCGCTGGCCGTTCAGCTGGTTGTCCAGCGTTCCAAATTTCGATGCGCTGGAGGCGGTGGCTTTGGCGGCCTGCGCCTTGTCCTCCTTCTTGCCAGCTGGAGCGATGCGCCCATGCACGTAGGGCATTAGCGCCTTGGCTGCATTCAGGGCCATATCCGGGTCTGCGCTGTTCATCAGGCGCACCAGGATTGCACGGGGATCGGTTTGCCAGCCCTCGATTTCTGCTTCAGTTTTGCTCACCACGGTTTCGCTGGCCCGCGTGGCGATCCGTGTGACCTCGCTACTGACCTGCTCGATGTAGGCGATTACGTCCGGGTCCCTCATCAGTTTGGACCCGGTGTTTTTGGCCACATTCGGGCTGTAACCCGCTTCAATCGCCGATCTGGTCTGGTTTTTCCCGGCCATGATCGCTGCTGCGAACAGCTTTTTTTTGTCTGTCAGCGCCATGAGGATACACCCGGTTGCTGGGTAACCATTTGCCGTGGTTACCCTATGAAAAACACAAAATTTTTTACAAATGGGATGGGCGCGGTGTCCGGCGGAGACCGAAACCGATTTTTTACCTACCCCCCACCCCCCGCGGCTCGATTGTCTGACAATCCAGATTCGCGCGCGGTCTTTGCCGCGTGGCAGGACCGGCACAGGATCTGCAGGTTGGCCGGGTCATCGGTGCCACCTCGGGCCACGTTGACGATGTGGTCCAGCTCCAGTTCGCCACCGACCAAGCCACATGCCCGGCAGGTGTACTGATCGCGCAGCAGGATAGCCTGCCGCAGGCGTCGCCATGGTCTGCCACCCCTGCCGCTTCCCCACCGCTCTGGCTGCGTCTGGCGCGGCCTGGCGGGCTGCAGGCGGGGCTTGAGCATCTGCACGTCAGTCGTCCAGATAAACGGACTGGGCCGGGCTGTAATCAGGCTCTGCCTCCTGCCACTGTCCGGCCATGTCCTGCAGGGCCTGCGCAATGATCGCCAGCGATGTGGCAATGCTGTCCAGCTGGTTGAGCAGCTGGCTCGACAGGTTCAGCAGCTTGTCCACGATAGGCCCCAAAGCAAAAACCCCGCACACTGGCGGGGTTCTTTACACAATTCTCGACTCTACCCAAAACCTACCACATGGTGGCGCGCCACTCAAGCGATTTCGCAAAGCATCTCCAGCCGTGAATCAAGCCATGCTTCTGCCGCGATCAGGTAGTGCTCTACATCCCGGCGCGACGTGTTCGGGATCAGTGCTGCCAGCTGCCTGACGCTGTGGCCGTGCAGGTAATGCGCGCTGAGGATCTGGTGGTGCACCGGTTTCGACAGGCGCAGCTGTGTCACCAGATGGTCAATCGCGATCAGGGCGTCCTCGTTCAGCACGATTGGCACCCCTGCACTGGCCTGCTGCATGTGCTGCCGCAGCAGGCTGTATGCTGGCGATTGGTACGGCGGCAGGCCGCCCTCTTCCGCCCGTGCCCACTGGCCCCACTGTTCCAGCTCGATTTGCATTGTCCTGATGCTCATGTTACCCCCTCGATTTCCCAGACCCGCACCCGCACCACCCCACCCGGCGCACACTGGCCCCGGCTCAATCGCAACTCGTCAAACTGGCTGTCGTCTACGTACACCCCGGCCTTACACATGCTGTCCAGCAAGCCCTTCAGCAAATTGTCGATGTCCCGTGTCCGGCGATCCGGCGGCAGGAACTCAAATGCTCCACCCAGCCTTGCGGTGCTGCGCTGGTGTGCCCGCAGCTGGAGCACAGCCGCTTGCACGTCAGCACAGAACTGTTTTGCCCGTGCGCTCAGATACACCCGGCGGGCTTTCCCTGCCCCGACCTGATGCCAGTAGTGATTGACCGAAGGCGGCCATGGCAGCTCGCACTCAAGCAGGATCTTTGGCATCAATCCATCCCCCGTACAATTCTGTTCGGATGCCCACCGAGGGCCTCCAGTTCACGCGGCCCGAGTGCCCCGCCATGTTTTGCGAAAAACTCCCGGTCCACCTGCTGCTGTGTCGGCCAGCGTTCAGCCCGTACCCCAGCGTCCCGCAGCAGCTCCAGGCCATCCGTTTTGTCGTCGGGGTCGCGGTAATGCACCGCACTGATGCCCCGCGCCACAATCAGCGCAGCGCAGCGGATGCAGGGCTGGTGCGTGACGTACAGCACCGACCCGCTCAGATCCACGCCACGGGCGCTCCAGATCGCCGCCTGCTCGGCATGGACCACGCTCGACCGGGT